TCTGTTGTGGGTGGCGCTTCGGGCGGTCTTCTCAATGCTGAACAGTCGAATCGTTTCCTCGATTTTGTGGTCGATCAGTCTGTTCTTATGCAAAACAGCCGTGTTGTCCGTATGCGTGCATCAAGCATGGATATTGACAAGTTGTCGGTTGGAACACGCATTATGCGTAAGGCTACGGAGGCAACCGATGACGGTTCCAACGCAGCAGTTACCTTCTCGAAGGTTTCACTTTCCAGCGTCAAGCTTCGTCTTGACTGGGAAATCTCAACTGAGTCCCTTGAGGACAATATTGAGGGTGCTTCCCTTGAGGATCATCTCGCTCAGGTTATGGCTCGCCAGACCGCTAACGACCTTGATGACCTTCTTATCAATGGTAACACCTCGTCAAGCAACACGCTTCTCAAGGCCCTTGACGGCTTTGTGAAACTTGCTCTCGCTTCCGGTACAACGGTTGACGAGGCTGGTGACAATGTTTCACGTTCAGTTTTTGATCGTGTTCTTCGTAACCTTCCTAGCAAGTACCTCCAGCGTCGTAACGAACTTAAGTTCTTCACTGGTCCGGGCGTTGTTCAGGACGCAATCTACTCGCTTCAGAACCCGAATTCGGCTACTGAGGCAACTGCTGGTGCTCCAAGCCCCGGTTCAACGACTGGCGATCTCGCCTTCTTGAATGGCGCAATGCGTGCAAATGGTGGCGCTGGTGCAACTGGCCTCGCACCTTTCGGTATCGGACTCACTGAAGTTCCGTTGATGCCGGAAGATGTTTCAGGTGACTACTCGGGTGCATCTGGTTCACACGGTTATGTGGAACTTACGTTCCCGAACAACCGCGTGGTTGGTCTCCATCGTGACATCACGGTGTACCGCCAGTTCCAGCCGAAGACTGACACGATTGAGTATACTCAGTTCATGCGTGTTGCTGCTAACATCGAAAATGCTGACAGCTACGTAATCGCTAAGAACGTCAAGCTTCGCAGCACCTGATAATTAAATCTTAGGACTGTTATAGTTGCATCCTAACGGATTGGGCGGGGGGAGAAATCCCCCGCCTTTTCTGTTTTATAATGATACTTATGATAGAATTGTTGGTATGAGTGATAATGTAGTAAAGTCGTCTGACCTTCCTGAGCCTACTAAGAAGGCTCCTGCTAAGAAGTCTGCGGCTAAGAAAACAACCGCTAAGAAAGCTGCTGTTCCTAAGGCTGAGAAGTCTCCTGTTCCTGAAAAGACTGTTGCAAAAGCTTCGGCGGGTAAGAAGTTTATTTATTTTGATAGTGGTGCTGCTTATTCCACTAAGGGTGGTATTCGGTTCACTAGAGAGAACAGGATTTATGAGATTGAGGAGCAAGAGGCAGATCACTTGCTTACTCTAGATAATTTTAGACTTCCTTCTCAACTAGAGTTGGAAGAGTATTATAAGGAGAATAACTAATGGCTGGAAATCTTAGCGATTATTTGGAAGATGCTCTGTTGGATCACTTCCTTGGCACAACTGCCTATACTGCACCTTCTGCTGTGTATGTAGCACTTTATAGCGCTGCACCTTCAGATAGCGGTGGTGGTACTGAGGTATCTGGTGGGTCCTATGCTCGTCAGGCTGCAACATTTGATGCTGCGGCTAGTGGTGCTACGCAGAATAGTGGAAATATTGACTTTACTGGTATGCCTGCTGTTACCGTTGTTGCTGTCGGCATTCATGACGCTTCTACTGGTGGCAATCTTCTTGTGCATGGCACGTTGAGTGCTAACAAGAGCCTTGATGCTGGTGACACTTTGCGTATTGCTACGGGTGACTTGGATATCAGTATTGACTGATTGGAGCATTTATGGCTAGAAGAGAATTTTTAGGCAATGTGGTTGAAACGACAACGACTGGTGCGCTGTCTAGTGCTGATACGTCTATTTCTCTCACTGATGGTAGCACCTTTCCGACTGGTTCTGTAGCCCCTTTTGTTATTGTACTTGATAGAGGAACTAGTCTCGAAGAGAAAGTTCTTGTCACTTCAAGGTCTTCAAACACTTTAACTGTGAGTCAAAGGGGTTATGATGGTACAACTGCGGTTTCTCATAGTAGTGGAGCTTTTGTTGATCATGTTTTAGATGCTACAACAATTGATGAAGTAAACAGTTATGTAAATTTGCAATCGGCTAAGGGTGATCTTGTTGTTCATAATGGAACTAATCCTGTTGTTAAAACTGTTGGCACTGACGGCTATGTGTTGAGTGCTAATTCTGCTCAAGCAGATGGGTTGGAATGGATACAGGTCGGTGTGCAGGCAGGTTCTGTTGGAACTACGGAATTAGCGGCAGACGCTGTAACAAACGCAAAGATTGCTGATGATGCTGTTGATACGGAACATATTGCTGATTACTCATTGGGTCGTAGAGCAATGTTTCCTGTTGCAACATATAGTTATTCAGGAGGAACAGTAACGTATAATGAATACGTAGAATATCCGACTCTTACTGAAACAAGTGACCCGGATGGTATCGCACTAATTGATACAGATAGTAACGGAATTAATAGATTGCGGCTAGGGATTAATTCTCTTTATGCTATTCATGTTACTCGATCAACAATAACATCACAAGACTCATATACAGCGACCGCTTCAACGGCCAACCTTATGAATGTTAGTAATGCAATTTTTGCAAATTCTTCTGGAAATCCGGGTTTTAATTTCGCCGGTGTTTTTGTTTTACTTACTACCGGAGATAACCCAGCCGCCGTAAGGTTGGCTATCTTTAATAATGGTTACAATTATTATGACATCAATTACACTGGCGGCACAATCACTTTATATAAACTTTTTGGATAATATAGGAGGGTAATACATGTTTACATGGACAAGAGAAGATTTGGAGAGAGCGTACCCTGTGGGGTCAGTTACTTTAGAAGTTGATGGTGTTATTCGTCTCATGACTTTTGGTGAATGGTATGAATGGATTCAGCGGCAGGTGGGTGAGCGCAAGACGGACTCTTTTGAGGGGATACAGCGTATTAGGCGTAATGATTTGCTAGCGTGGTCTGATTATCGTGTGGTCGCTGATGCACCTTGGGATACAGCGTCGTGGTCAGCCTATCGACAAGCATTACGTGATTTGCCTTCTGATCCGAACTGGCCTAACGTAGATTTCCCTGTGCCACCGTTATGAGATCTTTTACGTCGTAATATTTAATATTTTTACTATGCTATAATGGCATTACATGTTTAGGAGGAATAAAATGAATAGATCTTATACCGGATATGATAAGACCGCTTCTGGTAAGCGTGCCGGATTTGAAAAACTTGTTGATCTTTTGGAAGACCATTTTGGTCTTTGGAACAATGGCACTTTTGGTGTTAGAAAGAAGCGTGGAAAGTCAAGCCTTTCGGTTCATGCTACCGGTAGAGCCGGAGATCTTTCTTGGAGAGGTAAGCCGTATCGTGGAACTGGCAATTATCAGGATGCTTGTCGTATGATGGAGTTCTTGGTGGATAATGCCGATGTTCTTGAAATTGAGGCGGTGTTTGATTATTATCCAAAGCCCTGGGGCAGAGGTTGGAAGTGTGATCGTAATGCTTGGTCAGTGTATGACAAGAAAGCCTTCTCGGGGACTCCGGGCGGTGATTGGGTACATATTGAGATTTCAGATAAGTATGCTGATGATGCCTCCTACTATGAGCGTGTAATTGGTGAACTTCTCGGTAAAGGTGTTCCTTCTGTTAAGCCTGCTGTTAAGACTCAGGCTGCTCCTGTTGGAAAGACTCCTTGGTTCCAAGTTGGTTCTAAGGGTGATGGTGTGAAAGAGGTTCAGCGCATTGTCGGTGCTCAACCTGTAGACGGAGACTTTGGTCGTAAGACTGAGGCTGCTGTTAAGGCGTGGCAGGCAGATCATGACCTTCATGTTGATGGTATTTGGGGTCCGGGTTCTGATCAGCACGCTAAGAATTGTGACTGTAAGGCAGATGCTCCAGCACCTGCTCCAGCAGAAGCCCCTCAGAAGGCTCCAGAAGCCTCTCAGAGCCATCCTTATCCGGGTGAGGTAATTAAGTTTAAGTCTGCTAATAGAGAAGCTGTGAAGTTGATTCAGGCGAAGATTGGTGCGAAGGTTGACGGTGATTTTGGTCCCGCTACTCGCCAGAAGGTTCGTGACTGGCAGTCGGCTAATAGCCTCAGGGCTGATGGTCTTGTTGGTGCTCGTACTTGGAAAGTTATGTTCGGATGAGAGAAAAAATTATGTATGTTCTGGCTGCTGGTGTGATGGGTTGCATCATGCTGGCTATTATCGGTGATTATGTTGTTGCATCGTTTGAAACATTTGAAACAGGTGAGCCGGTTGATGTTTCTTCTGACGTTATGACGCTTGTTCAGACTGCTCTTGGTGGCGTTATCGGTATTATCGGTGGCTACTTTGGTGCTAAGGGTATGAAGAAAGATGGCGAAGACTGAAGGTTTTTGGAGAGTTAATCCTGACGGTAGTAGAAGTTGGGTTGTAAAGATTCTTCCACCTAAAAAGTAAACTATAAAAATAAATGTCTAGATGATAGTCTGGATATATAATGAAGTTTTTTAAGCCTTCTAAAACAAGGTTTTTACCTGCGGCTGCTGTAGTTGCCCTTGCCATGCTCTCTTTGTTTCCGAGTGTGGCGAGGGCATCTACGTATACGGTTACTGAAGAGTCTGACTGGTACTTTGAGATTGAGCAAGACGCTACTAATGTTGTCATCTATGGTAACTCAAACTCTGCGTGCGCTGGTAGTTTTGCTGATCCGTATCTTTGGGTGTACGATCTGTCCGGTAACACTCTAGCCCAGAATGATGATGGTAATCACAACAGTACGGACCAATGCGTGTCGTCAAAAATTGAAACCACGTTAGATGCTGGCGTTTATCGCCTTAGAGCAGGATACTGCTGTAGTTCGTATGGTTTAGGCTCTAACCCTAGTGGTAACAACTACGAACTTGTTACCGATCTAACACTTGCAACGAACTTCAGCACATACAACGGTGTCAGGTTCTCTTATATTCCTGCGTACATTGAGCAGACGATTGACGTTTCTTCGTATGCGGGAGAAATTGATGCAATCATTGTCACACCGCTCGTTAAACGCTTCTACGATGTGAATGATTACGTTGCGACACAATATGCCGCATACGACTCTGCTGGGAACCTACTGCAAGGCAACATAACTTCATCCGCTCCAACATCTTGGGTTGAGGTTCCTTCCTTCTGGTTCTCAGCGTCTACCTCTACGAATGTTCAAGATTCAACATTGTGGGACACGGTGAAGATTCGCATTTGGGCAAAAGATGGCGAAGGTTGGGGCGGCAACTATGGAACCGAAATCAAAGAAGTAGCTTTCAAAGCAAAACTAGACGGAAGCACCGAATGGACAGACCTAACTAACCTGCTCACTAACCCGTACTTCAATTCGATCAACAGCAACTCCCCACCGGACGGCTGGTCTTCTAACGCTTCTTGGGACACCTGTCAGGGTTTGACTTCTTCAACCTTATGTGGGTTCAGTCAAAACACTTGGGGTTGGGCGACCCCTGCTACCACTACAACAACTACTAGCACAACTACTACGGTTCCTCAAACAATTGGTCCACCTATGAATTTGACTGGAGAAGTTACTTCTGACGGTGTTTATCTTGATTGGGATGCTCCTAACACTGGTAATGTTGAACCGGAGCGGTATGCGATTTCTTTTAGAATACCGCCAGATGCTGGCTGGGGTGTTGCTACAGGCAATGTAGGTGATGAGAATGCTTTAAATACTGACTACACCTTGCCGTTTAGTTTATTTGAAAGCACTGGTGGTTTAGGAGAGTCATACGTCTTTGATGTCCGTGCGGATAATGATACAATGGGTATATACTCTGGGTGGTCTACACAGGTCACTCTTTTGGTAGAAGAGGTAACGCCATCAACCACAACAACGTCCACAACTACAACATCCACGACAACAACGGTTCCCCCAACTACAACCGCCCCCACTACCACGACAACCACCACATCGTCTACAACGACGACGATACCCGTCACTACAACTACGTCAACAACGACCTCGACGAGTACATCCACAACGACCGTGCCGGAGACCACGACGACCACTACAACGACGAGTACAACGACAACAGTCCCGCCTACCACAACGTCCACCACTTCCCCTCCAACTACAACTACCACTACATCGTTGCCACCGACAACAACGTCAACGTCTACAACCACCACGACTGTCCGGCCTGCAACAACTACAACTAGTTCGCCCCCTACCACCACTCCTACGCCGCCCACGACAACTGTGCCGGTGTTCGAAGATCCTGATGATGCGGCTGTAGCGGAAGAGCTGGAAGATTTAGGTTTAGATGTATCACCTGAGCAGGTTAAAGAGATTGATGAAGCTGAAATTAAAGTCGTTGAAGAGCTTGATGCGATAAGCAAAGAGCTGGCGGAAGAATATATTGACGTTATTGACGGTGATGTAACTGTTGACGATATTAAACATCTGGTTGAAGACGATAATTTTAAAGATATCCCAGATGATGCAAAGCAAACGCTTGTTGTTGCTTTGAATGAAGTAGATGATGAAGTTAAAAGCGAATTTGAAGACGCTGTAAATATCTTTGAAGATGAGAACTATAACGATTATGTTGCTGCTGGTTCCGCTATCACGACGGAAGATCGTCGTACAGTTGTTGCAGCAACGGCTGCTGTAGCAGCCACGGCTGGCGCTGCTGCCGGTCCTTCTGGTCCTAAGACATCTGGAGGCTCAGGGGGAGGTGGCGGAGGAGGCTCTGATGGCCCACGTAAGCGTGGAGGTTCATCAAGGAGGTCTAGATGATTAAGAGAGCTTTGAAAAGAGTTTTGAAAGAGAGTTATTCATTAGCTTGGACTCTTGCTGGTACTGGCTTGGTTTTAATTACTTTGTCAGGACAGACTAGGGAATGGGGTATATGGATAAGCCTTGGTGCGCTTGCAATACATTTGCTTGCTGTTCTTCTGATATCAGAAGACGATTTGTAACCATATACCTCTAATCGTTTTTTAGGTATAATAGTATTATAAAAGTAAGCATCTTTTGGTGCTGAATGGAGATTTAAATGGATGACGTAAAAATTGATACATCAAAAACTCTTACGCTAACGCTCCCGAGTGATGCTGACTCAAACAATGTTACGGTTGTGTTAACGCATGAGTTTGGTGATGTTGTGCAGGCTTCAACTGCTGCAACGAGGTCGTCTGAAGGGGTTTATACAATTACTTTTGGACAGCAGGATTCAGGCATCTATGTTTTAAGTTCTGCTGGTAAACACAGAGCTGATTTTACATATTCAATCAGTGGTACTGAGTACACGCAGTCTCAATACATTAATGTTTATACTCCATATCTAACTTGGGGCGAGTTTGTTGGAAACCATCCTGAATTAACATCTCTGGAGTTACAGTTTGATTACTTTGAAAAAAGAGCTAGAGGTATTATTGATACATATTGTGGTCAGTCGTTCGAGTACTATCCAGATAAAAGTTTGACTTTAGATGGTTCAAATCATAAAAACTTGCATTTACCAATACCGATTGCAACTTTAAGAAAAGTTACCTTTAATCCGGGCGATTCGGATGCAGAGGTCATTCATGATTATGCTGATTCTTCTCTAACCAATATTGAGAAGGTTAGACAGCCGTTTAATTTTGAATCTTCGTATTATTTGCGGTTTAAGGCTAATATTGTTCAAACTAATACTTCAAGATTGCTTGGTAAGACTTTCAAACAACACTCTGACTATAAGATTGAAGGAGACTTTGGTTGGAGATATGTTCCTTTGAATATTAAGCAAGCAGCTGATTTGCTTATTCTTGATATTATGAATGACGACTCCGAGTACCGTAGACATGGGATTACTTCAGTTGATATGGATACTTTAAGATTTACAATGACAGGTAATTTTTATGAATCAACTGGCAATATTGAAGCAGATGTTCTGCTTACAGACTACACTCTATTTGTTATGGATTATGTAACCTAATGGCTTATAAAACATATATGCGCTATCACCAGAATGCTGATGTGTACAGCAGATCTGTGACGACCAACGATGCCGGACAGAAGATTGCTTCTTGGGCATTGTCTAAGTCTGATGTGCCTTGTGCGTTTCAACCAGTTTCTTCTGAACGTAGGGTTACTCCTTATGTTGATAATGTTGAGGAGTATGAACTTATTATCCCACATCCTTATGCTTCATATTTTAATTATGGTTATAGAGTTCAAGATATTAAAGATAGATATAATAATGTTTTAACTTCTGGCCCTTTTGAGGTGACTGACATTCTTCGTAGGTCCGGGTTTAATGGAAAGCTAAGCCACATCCTTGTTAGATTGAGGCAAGTAATTGAGGTTGGTTCGTAATGGCAAATAGAAGGATGTTTACTCTTGAGTTTGATCCCAAGTCTCTTTCGGGAATGTATAGGCTTGCTGATAATGTTGCAAAGTATCCGAATAGAATTCAAAGAGCAAAGACGGTTGCAGCAGAAAAAACCAAAAGTGATTTTAAAAATTTAATTGAAAAGCATTATTCAAAAGGTAGATCAAGGGCGTATATGTATAAAGACGATAAAGTCCTTCCAGTTCAAGTAAATCATGGCAGAACTAAAACAACTATGACGATTAAGGTCTTGAAAGCAGATGTTGGAGGAAATAATACAATTGATGAAAAAGATAGGATAAACAAGGCGAAGATGGATGTGAATATTAGAATGTATGGACGCAGAAGATATTCTGGAGCTAGAGGTCCGTATTCATTGGTGGGGAATGCTCATCCAGCAGCAAGGAAGTATCCACAACTGCTCAGCACCTTTAGCGTGCCTGCTAGAAGTCCAGATCCTGCTTTTAGAAACTTTATTTTAGATATGCCAGTTAAATTGTTGCGAAAAAATTTAAGAGAGCAACTTCAAAAAGAAGGTTTTGGATCAAGAGGTGGTGTCAGAGGCATGGGTGCAGACATTGGTAGTGCCGGTGGTGCTGGCGCAAAATTCACGGTGGATGCTAGGAGATAACTATGACAATTTCAACTTTAGCAATTTATGATATTAATACATATATTAAGAATGATTCCTCGCTACAGACTATTGCTGGAAAGCAGATGGGCATATTTCCTATCGTTGGACCTGGAGCAGAGACTGCTCCATTTCTTGTTTACTTTTTGAATTCAATTATTCCAACAGTTGAATCTTGGTGGAATAGATACGATGTTGTTTCTTATGTTCTGTATGATACAGATATAAATAGATTGTATAAGATAGGTGAAAGATTGATTGAGATGCTATCAAAAGGTGATGCTATATCAGAAAGCGGTGGTGCCACCGGAACAGACACTAGACTCCTGTCAACAGTATTTAATGGCTCAGAGGTGTCAGAAGCGATTGAGCGTGATGGCTGGTTTACAATGAGTTTAGATTTTACAATCTATTATGTGCCTAAGTAATGTGGTATTATAAAGAGATATGAAGTATACTACTATTACATACGTGGGAAGGTCTGGTGGAGGATTCTTTGCTAGAGTCGGAAAAACGGTTTACGAGTTTGAATGGCAAAAGGGTGTTGGAATCGGCAATAGAGCCGATGAAATCAGACCAGATCACGTAAAAAAAATCGCTAAATGGCGTGATAAAAAGGGCAAAAGAATTTTTGTTCTTGAATAGGAGGATTAAAAATGCCGGGTTCAAGCTCAGTAAATACCGCAAATATTGTTGTGGGCGAGGCAGAAGTCAAGGTTGGTGCATCGAACACTTCGATGACGGGTACTGACTTCAACAGCCTCACTTCTGTCGGCGCTACTCAAGAAGGTGTTGAAATTTCTTGGGAGCCAGACATGGTTGACATTGAAGTCGATCAGTACGGTGATGCTGCAAAGGTCATCCAGTCAAAGGTTAAGGTAATGCTTAAGACGACTCTCGCAGAGGCTACTCTTAACAACCTTGCTATGGCTTGGTCATACGATCAAGATGACGATGGCGCAGACGTTCTTGTTAACAACGATGGTGCAAACACCAAGACATTTATGTTTGGTGTTCAGAATGTTTATCCTTACGAAAAGGCTGTCCAGATTGTGGGCAACGCTCCGGGTTCGACGGCTTCGACGACTCGTACTCGTAAGTTTAACACCAAGCGTGCAATTTCGTTTGAGTCATCAAGCATTTCGATGAAGCGTGCAGAGGCAACAACTTTTGCTGTTTCATTCCGTATTCTGCCTGTGTCTGGTGATACCGGATACGAGTATGGCAAGATTATTGACGAAACTGCCTGATAAAAACTTAATATAGTTCACAGGAAAACCCTTGAGTATGATATAATTCATATCCGAGGGTTTTCCTCGTTATATATCTTTAAGGAGAAAAATGGCACAGAATAAAGATCTTAATGCTGGTGTTGATATTGTATTTGCTGATGGCAAGACTAGAAATATCAAACCACTGACTATTCGTCAACTACGTAAGTTTATGAAGGTTGCAAATCAACTGAAGACTGACGACAGTGAAATGACGGATGAAGACATTGACAAAATGGTAGAGGCGGCTGGAATTGCTCTTGCAAAGATTGATCCAGATCTTGCTGATGACGCAGAGGCTCTGGAAGACATTTTGGATTTGAGATGCTTTAGTGAACTGATGGCGGCAGCTATGGGTTCAGACCCAAACACGTAACGGAGGGGGATGGTTCCTCTAGTGGTGAGCCATTGAGTTGGGATGAGATTCCTCTCCTCAAATATGAAGCAGAATTAATAATAAAATCGGGGGCATGGAAAAGCTTTCTAGAGTTAGAGGATTCTTTAACTCTAGATGAGCTTTTCTTGCTGTACCGAGCGTTGAGTAATGATCTGTCAATGAATCTGAAAGTCGCTGCTGCTTCGCAGGGGGCAGACGTTGATTGGGATGATGATTGGTATGATCCTGCCCCTCCTGCTCCACCCGAACTGCTTGAGCAAAATGATCTCAGATTTATGCCGATTGGTTTAGGATATGAAGGGTAATTATTGCTTTATTTGTAATAAAATGCGATAATTAGTATGGTGAACTATGGCTAGTGAACAGATTAAGCTTGATGTAATCGTAGATGGCGAAGAAGAGTTAAAAAAGTTATCTTCTTATCTTAGAAATCTTGCCGTAGATCTAGGTGTATCAACTAGGGCCTCTAAGAACTTAGATGCTAACTCTAGATCATTAAACAAAGCACTTGGAAATGCTGGCCGAGGTGCTACTCAACATGCTAAAAGCGTTAGAGAACTGATCACTAATCAGTCAGCGCTCAGTAAAGAAACTAAAAAATTAAGTCAGGATTTGACAAGGCTTCAGACAAGACTTAAATCTGGTGCAATTAAG